GACAGGAGAAGTCTTCAACGCCCCCAACGGAGGGTACACACCCCCGAAAGGTTGGGTGCGGGGGTAAGCACTGCAGCAGAAAGAAAGACATAAAGGTCCGATGAGTCTCGAAACACTTCCAGAAGCAGCCCTCAAAGAGCTGCTTCTGCTGACAGAAGCGAAAAAGAGGCTGGACCTGCGCGATAAGGCGCAGGACAGCTTCATGGCGTTTGCCCACCACGTCTACGAGAACTTTATCGAGGGCCGACACCACCGAATCATTGCCGAAAAGCTCGAGCGCGTGGCGCGCGGGGAGCTGAAGCGGTTGATCATCAACATGCCGCCTCGTCACTCGAAGTCGGAGTTCGCCTCGTTCCTGATGCCTGCGTGGTTCTTGGGCCGGAACCCGAAGCTCAAAATCATTCAGGCCACGCACAACACCGAGCTTGCCGTCCGGTTTGGCCGCAAGGTCCGAGACCTGATTGACGACCCCAAGTACAAAGAGATTTTCCCCAAGACGAACCTGAAGGAAGACTCGAAGTCCGCGGGCCGATGGCAGACGGACCATCTCGGCGAGTACTTTGCGGCCGGTGTTGGCGCAGCTGTGACAGGTCGCGGCGCGGACCTTTTCATCATCGACGATCCGCACTCCGAACAGGACGCCTTGTCCGACACGGCGTTTGATCACGCCTACGAATGGTACACCTCTGGCCCCCGTCAGCGTCTGCAGCCCGGCGGCGCGATCATCGTCGTTATGACCCGCTGGGGGAAGAAGGACCTGACCGGCCGCCTGATACAGGCACAGGGCTCGGACATCATGTCGGACCAGTGGGAGGTCGTGGAGTTCCCGGCCATCATGCCGTCCGGAGACCCTCTCTGGCCGGAGTTCTGGGAGAAGAACGCCCTCCTGTCGATCAAGGCGTCGCTGCCTGCAGCCAAGTGGTCGGCACAGTGGCAGCAACAGCCAACGACATCTGACGCAGGCATCATCCGCAAGGACTGGTGGCGGATGTGGGAGAAAGAGGATGTTCCTCGTCTGGACTACATCCTTCAGGCCTACGATACGGCCTTCTCGAAGAAGGAGAGCGCCGACTATTCGGCGATCACCACGTGGGGAATCTTCAAGCCGGAGATCGACGGGCCCGACAACATAATCCTTCTGGACGCCCAGAGGGGACGATGGAGCTTTCCGGAGCTAAAGCAGGTCGCTTTTGACGAGCACGAGTACTGGCAGCCTGATATGGTTCTTGTCGAAGCCAAGGCCACAGGACAACCGCTCATCGACGAGTTGCGCCTGAAAAACATTCCTGCCCTCGGGTTCTCCCCGGGCGGCCGGGGCGGTGGCCGAGACAAGGTGAGCCGGATGCACATGGTCGCGCCGCTCTTTGAGGCGGGCATGGTCTGGGCCCCGGAGGCCAAGAGTTTCTCGGAAGATGTGATCGAAGAGGTGACCTCTTTTCCCAATGGCGATCACGACGACTTTTGTGATAGCATGACGCTGGCATTAATGCGTTTCCGTCAGGGTGGTTTTGTGGCACTTGAGGGCGAAGACGTAGGGGATGATCTTATCCCACGCAAACGGGAGTACTACTGATGGCTGTCGCACCTCGTATGGCAGGTTCTTTGACTGACCGCGGCTTTATGCAGGGCGGGATGGACGAAGGCGTTCCGGATGTCGAGTTCTCGATGCCGATGGCCGAGGACTTCTCTGGCGGCGCGGTTGTCACGGAAACGGACGACGGAGGCGCGACGGTGCAGGGCATGGCGGAGGTCCTCGCGGCGCTTGAGGCCGAGGTTCAAATCCCCCACGACGCCAACCTCGCAGAATATCTCGACGACGCGTACCTCGGCGAGATCGCGTCAGACCTCACGGCCTTCTACGAAGACGACCTCCTGTCCCGGGAAGAGTGGGAAGAGGCCTACACCAATGGTCTGGACCTGCTTGGCGTCAAGACCATCGAGCGTACTGAGCCCTTCCAAGGCGCGTCCGGCGTGACCCACCCTCTGATCTCCGAGTCGGTCACCCAGTTTCAGGCGCAGGCCTACAAAGAGCTTCTGCCCGCTGGCGGACCCGTCAAGACTGGCGTCATGGGTCTGAGGGACCCGGAGCGCGAGTCGCAGGCATCGCGCGTTCGGGACTTCATGAACTACCAGATCACCGACGTGATGGAAGAGTACGATCCAGACATGGATCAGCTGCTGTTCTATCTCCCCCTCTCCGGCTCCTGCTTCAAGAAGGTGTACTGGGACGTCGGTCTGCAGCGGGCTGTGGCCAAGTTCATCCCGGCGCAGGACCTTGTCGTCCCCTACATGGCCACGGACTTGTACACAACGCCACGGGCCACGCACCGACTGCGGATGGACAAGAACGAAATCCGCAAGATGCAGGTTGCCGGGATGTACCGGGACATCGACCTGATCTCCAGCGACGAGCCTGTCGATCAGGTTCGCGAGAAGGTTGACGAGCTGCAGGGCACGTCTAAGACATACACCGACGACACCTACACGCTGCTCGAAATGCACGTGAACCTCGACCTTGAAGGCTTCGAGGACCTCGATCCTGAGGGAGAACCTACAGGAATCGAGCTTCCGTACATTGTCACCATTGACCGTGCCTCGTCCAAAATTCTGTCGATCCGCCGTAACTTTGAGGAGGGGACCGAGCTGGCCAAGAAGCGCCAGTACTTCGTCCACTACAAGTTCATGCCGGGTCTGGGCTTCTACGGCTTCGGTCTGATCCACATGATCGGCGGGCTCGGCCGCGCGGCGACGTCGATCCTCCGTCAGCTGATTGACGCCGGAACGCTGGCAAACCTCCCGGGTGGCTTTAAGGCCAAAGGTATCCGGGTTCGCAACAGCGACGAGCCTATCCGGCCGGGCGAGTTCCGCGACATCGACGCCCCCGGCGGAGACCTCCGCAACTCGATCATGCCTCTGCCGTACAAGGAGCCGAGCGCAACCTTGGCTCAGCTGCTTGGTAGCCTGATCGAAGCGGGTCGCCGCTTCGTCTCGCTGGCCGACGAAAAGACCAGCAACATGAACCAAGAGGCCCCTGTCGGGACCACTGTGGCCCTGCTGGAGCGCGGCACGAAGGTTATGTCGGCGATCCACAAACGCCTGCACTATGCCCAGAAGACCGAGTTCCGCATCCTCGCCCGCATCTTCGCGGACAACCTGCCGCAGGAATACCCCTACGAGGTTGCCGGGGCCGAGCGCACGGTGTTCGCGGCGGACTTCGACGACCGCATCGACGTGATCCCGGTCAGCGATCCGAACATCTTCTCGATGGCCCAGCGGGTTACTCTGGCCCAGACGCAGCTCCAACTTGCCCAGTCGGCCCCGCAACTGCACAACCTGCATGCCGCATTCCGGCGCATGTATCAGGCGCTTGAGGTCCAGAACATCGAAGAGCTGCTGCCCGCCCCTCCGGAGCCGCAGCCGACGGACCCGGTCACCGAGAACGCCCGTATCCTAATGGGCGAACTGGCACAGGCCTTCCCTGATCAGCTGCACGACATCCACATCGCCCTTCATGTGGCCTTCATGAAGACCCCGCTGGTCTCCACGTCGCCGACGGCGATGGGCGTGTTCTACGCCCACATCCTCGAGCACATTGCGCTCAAGGCCCGCAACGACGTTCAGGCCCAGATCATGCAGCTCATGGAAAGCGCGGAGGCGCAAGCGATGGCTGGACGGGCCAACCCGCAGCTGGTGCAGCAGATGCTCATGCAGGCGCAGCAGCAGATGCAGGACCCGGCCCAGATCGAGCAGCTTGTCGCAATTCGTCAGAAAGAGCTGATGGACGAGCTGCTGCCGATGATCTCGCCGCAGGGCCCTGATCCGATGGCCGACCCGTTGGTGATGATCCGCATGCGGGAACTCGAGTTGAAGGGCAAGACCGAAGAGCGCAAGACCGAGATGGAGAAGGCGCAGCTTTTGCTGGACGCCGCCAATCAGAAGCAGCGCGCCACCACCGACGCCGCCCGTCTTGAGCTGCAGGAGCAGATCGCGGACGAGCGCAACGAGGTCAATCGTGAACGGATCGAGGTCCAACGACAGTCGTCCGCAGCAAAACAGAGGGCCTTCTGATGCCGCTAAAGTCCGGGAAATCGCAAAAGACGGTGTCGTCGAACATCAGCATGTTGGTCAAAGAAGGCCGTCCGCAGAAGCAGGCAGTGGCCATCGCCTTGTCGAAAGCGGGCAAGAAACGCTACGCCCAAGGCGGAATGGTCAACAGCCGCTTCAGCGACGCCGCTCGTCCGCAGCGTTTCCTCGGCGTTTTCTGAGGTGACAGTCAGGCACTTTCATGCGATGAACAAAAAACTTATGGGGAGGTTCTTGCATGGATGTTGTTAGCTTGTCGAAAGCGCTGTATAAGTCCTTACGGGAGCGCGAAAACGACATCGTCGAGATGGTCGCGACGGGCTCTCCCGCGAACTGGGAGCAGTACCAGAGCATGGTTGGCGAGATACGGGGCCTCGCTTTTGCCAGAGAAGAACTTCGAGCCCTGCTGGAGAGAACGACAGAAGATGCCTTCGAAGCTTTATCTTCCTGACCACTTAGTGGAACGCATTAACAAGACCAAGGCGGACAGTGAGCCCGTATCTGCTCAGTCCGCCTACGTCAAACCCGAGGAACGCGTCCTCGACCCCGAGCTCATCGAAAAGCCCTTGGTAGACCGCCTGCCCCAGCCGACAGGTTGGAGGATTTTGGTCATGCCGTACAAGGGCAAGGCCAAGACTGACGGAGGCCTGATCCTGCCTGATCAGGTGCGCGAACGCGAAGCGCTTGCCACGGTCGTGGCCTACGTCATGCGCTTGGGGCCTCTGGCCTACAAGGACCCCAACAAGTTTGGCGACAACGCGACCCCATGGTGCCAAGAAGGCCAGTGGGTCTGCATCGGCCGATATGCCGGTTCGCGGTTCAAGATCGACGGAGGCGAGGTTCGCATCATCAATGACGATGAGATCATCGCAACCATCCTTGAGCCTGACGACGTACAACATGTGTGAGGAATGACATGAGCACAGAGAACGAAGAGGACCTCGGCACCGAGATCATCGTTGAGACCGATGCCCCTGCGGAAGGCCAGACCACTCAGTCATCGGCTGATGACGATGATGAGCTTTCGTCGTACAGCACCAAGGTCCAGACCCGGATCAGTCGGATTACCGAGAAGTACCGCAAAGAGCAGCGGGACCGGGAGGAGGCCACTCGCGTAGCCCAGAAGCTTCTGGAGGAAAACCAGCAGCTCAAGAGCCGCGTTCAGGCGCTCGACACTGGTTATCTGTCGGAGTACGGCGCTCGACTGGAGCACCAAGAGCATCTGGTCAAGGGCGCGTACCGCGTGGCCTATGAATCCGGCGACTCTGACGCAATGCTTGCGGCGCAGGAGGACCTTTCCAAGATCGTCTTGGAGAAGCAGCGCTACGCCACTGCCAAGCAGCGGTCTGAGGCGTCGGCCAACGCGCAGCGGGTCGAACGGGAGACCCCTGTTCAGACGCAGCAAGCGGCCCCTCAGGTCAAGCCCGACCCCAAAGCACAGGGCTGGGCTGAGAAAAACAAGTGGTTTGGCGAAGACCGCATCATGACGACTGCGGCAATCGCCATCCACCAGACGCTCGTCGAGGACGAAGGCTTTGACCCGAGCTCGAATGAGTACTATACTGAGATCGACCGCAGGCTTCGTTCGGAATTTCCGCAGAAGTTCGCGGCCAGAAAACCGGGTGGAGGAAGTCAGGTCGCACCTGCTGGCAACTCCGCATCCCGCAGCACGACACAGGAGCGCCGAACAGTGAGGTTGACCCCTTCTCAGGTCGCTATCGCGAAACGGCTGAACGTTCCGCTGGAAGAATACGCCAAGTACGTGAAGGATTGAGAGAATGGACCGCACACCACGCACTGCTGATACCCGCGCGACTGAGTCTCGCCGTAAGCCTTGGGCTCCTCCGAGTGTCCTTGACGCCCCCGCCCCCGCTGAAGGATACAAGCACCGCTGGGTGCGCGCGTCCATCCGGGGAGAGGAAGACAAGGGCAATGTGTTCAACCGTCTGCGTCAGGGCTATGAGCCCGTTCGCGCGGAAGAGCACCCGGACTACCAAGCGCCCACCATTGAAGACGGCAAACATGCCGGAGTCATTGGGAACGGCGGTTTGATTCTGACTCGCGTCCCTGTCGAGACAGCCCACGAAAGAACCGAATTTTACGGGAACCGGACCCGCGAACAGATGGCTGCTGTGGATCAGGACTTGATGAAAGAGCAACACCCTTCGATGCCGATTAACCAACAGCGGCAGAGCAGGGTATCTTTTGGCGGACGAAAATCGTCCGACTGATAAGGAGCAACGTCTATGCCTAACTCTTCTGGTGCGTTCGGGCTTCGCCCGATCAACCTCGCGGGTGGCGCTCCCAACAGCCAAGGTACGAACGCGTACTTTATCGCTTCGGGCGCTTCTGCGATCTACAACGGTTCCCCGGTCATCGCGGTCAATGGCGGCGATATCGCCATCACTGGCTCGGCCTCCGGCGACACCTACAAACACCTCGGCGTATTCGCAGGCTGCGAGTATGTCTCGTCCGTGACTGGAAAGAAAACTTGGTCGAACTACTGGCCCGGTTCCGGCGCGAACACCAACTTCGACATCG